AACTGCTTAACTTACGCACCAGCAGCCTCTATCTATCTAACCGGTCCAGGTGATTCCTGGGTTCAACTGGTTGATGGATATTGTCCATGGCTGTCGTGGGATAACTCCGCGATATCCGCTGCTCAATTGTCTTTTGTTAATAAAAACGCTAAGATCAAACGGGCCATTTTAATTGAGCCCACTCTAAATACCTTCCTCCAAAAAGGGGTTGGAAATCATATTAGAGCGAATCTGAAACGTTTCGGTGTTGATTTAGATTCAGACGTACGTAATGTTAAGCTCGCTAAAGAAGGAGCTATTTTTAATAACATTGCTACGGTTGATCAACAGTCTGCATCCGACCTTATCGCTTCAATGGTTGTTTACACATTACTTCCCGAGTCCTGGAGCTTATTTTTAAACACGTTGCGTACTGAAAAGTATTCATATACGCCTTATACTGTCTCATTTACGGTTTCAAAACCGGAGACTGGTAAGGGTGTGCATTTAGAAGTTAGTCAAGAGGATGAAGATATTACAAACTTTTTTCTCCTTTCACAAGGGGAATCTCTTTTTGACGGTTTTAATGTTAAAAAGAATTACAAAAAGGTTTCATGTAATAACGTTGACAGAAGACTGCACAAGTTTTCTTCAATGGGTAATGGTTTTACGTTTGAACTAGAGTCTCTTATTTTTTGGGCTCTAGCTAAGGCAACAATTGAAGTTGGTAATGGAACACCCAGGGAACTATCAAAAATTTCAATATTCGGTGACGATTTAGTCATTCCGAACACGTTTTATGGTGCAGTTTTACGCACCTTTACGTGGTATGGATTCCAACTGAATGTGGATAAAACCTATTCAGACGGACCGTTTAGAGAAAGTTGTGGTAGTGATTTTTACCTGGATGATGACATCAGGCCGTTTTACATTCGTGACAAATTACGCCCTTCTGATCTTGTAGCATTCTGTAATTTCCTTTTGCAGAAAGCTAAAGAGTATCCTAGGCTATTTCAGCTAAGACACTCACTGATCAAACTTCTACGGATTATTGTAGGAGAAGAAGGGGACGGTTTTATCATAGGTCCACCCGAAGGTGGTGATGGTCATCTCCATGATCCGACCTATGAGCCACGAAAGTTTTTGCAATTGAACAAAAGCTTTGACGATAGGCTGCGGCCAACCCTTCATCCTGGTGATCTTTTGAATATAGTGGCTAGTAAGACAAACGTAAGTTTGGCTTTCGAGTTTTCTACCATTCGCAAAAAGGTCGATTACCATAAAGTAGCTTCGTTCCCTTCGGGTTCGATTCATGCTTATAGGTATCTCCAGGTGGGCACCGCTCGCGGTTTTGACGGCTTTAAAAGGACAGGCTACTTGCGTACGTGTATTAAATTACCGTATGTGGGTCCTTATGTTGTTGAATTATCTGAATTACTGGATAGTCGACATATTAGCCTCCGAAGTTCGAAAGTAAATGAGTGTGTAAAAGTCAG